TCGTCTACGAATATTGCCCAGCCACTGCGCGGTCCGTCAGCTTGCCAACGTTGATGGAACTCAGCCTGCCTCACGCGTACGCGATGACCTGAGAGCGCAGCATTGTGACCACCATGCGCCATGTCAGGAACGCCCATCGGATCTGACATAAGCCATTCACTGTCGTTGCTATGCCGACCGCTGTAGCCATGTATCACGCTCCAATGGCCGCAGCTGTATGAACCGCACATCGGCGGCTCACCTCGCAACAGATCACCTCTGTGCAGCCAACCGACGAGCACTGGTCGACCTTGATCGATCTCAGCCTCAATGTCAGATGAGTCAGCGTTCTGCGTGAATCGCACTCTCAGGCCGAGCGAGTTGAGAGCAGAGACATGAGCCATGACAGAAGACGTCGGGCCGTACTTCGCGCGGATCTGTTCGTACTCTTCTTGACTGTCGACCTTTCTGTGGAAAGCAGCGACCATTGCTGATGCGCTGGTGAAGCACATCCGTTGTCCGTTAGGCAGGTCGAGCTGCCGGTAATAGGTGCGCATGTGGACTTCTTGGTCAATGCCGCTCGCGCGCCATGCCTCAAACCAAGACGCGTCTTCATCCAATATGTCCTGCGGCAAGGTGCGCTCAAGTTCTGCAATAGCAGCCAGCTGATGGGGCGTACCACGGAAGAAAGTAAAAAACGGCAGGAGAGTTAGAGGCACTGCCGAGAGCGTCAGAGCTGACCTGATCTTGCTTGATCGCAAGTAGCTACGCCAGAGCTGTATCCAGCGATGAAAACAACCATAGAACCGCAGAGCAACAGCATTACCGCGCCGCCTGCAACAAACCAGCCAGTTGCCGAGAACGCGGATAGCTTCACTTCTCAACACGAGTATCGGGTAGCAGCAAGTCCTTCAGATGCTTCACCGCCAGGTCGTCGAGATCGTTGTCAGTGCGGGTGACGATCTTTTCGAGCATCGCAACGATCAGCTCTTTGAAGGCTCTTGAGCGCCACATGGTCATAACCAAGGGCTTGAGGACTAAAAGCATTTGCCTGACCTAGTTACGCTTAAAGCGTAGCTCTGTCTTGCTATGGCCAACAATTCAGAAGAGCAGCACGAAAAAGAAGGCATCTGCATGGCAGATGTCGTCAAAGCACTCGTGCTTGCGTGGAGTGCTGCACTGTTGACGGCGTCTTATCTCGGCATCTTTCCGCAGATGAAAATGGACAATACGTTCGTCGCCTCTTTGCTTACTGGAGCAATGGCTTCGTTTGGGATTGAGCGCAAGAACAATGGCGGTGGAAATAAGAAGCCGACTATTGTTGACAACAAAGACACCAAAGCTGGCATCAAATGACCCGGACACTTTTGGTATTGGGCATCACATTGACAGCTGCTTTGCCCGCTCGTGCTGATCTCCAACACAAGATCATGTCGTCGGTTCAGCTGCAAGTTGGAGGTGCCGTAACCACCGCCGAACGAATCGGTTCCTCCTTCAGCATCTCCGGCACCAACATCGACACAACTGACGGCACTACCGCCAACACCGTCTCTGCTGGCACGATCACCAGCGGTGTTTACGCACCTGGCACCATTGCAGCAACGCAAGACGTTCCAGGTGATGCGTTCTCATTCAGCCAGACTTACCGCCAAGCTGATGCCGTACCAACGTCAGCAGTAACCACTGGCGCTGTTGGCAACTTTGGCAGCCTTACATCTACAGCTTCTGGAACGGCAGGTGACTTGGCCGGAACCATCTCGTCTGACGGAGGTATGACGATCACTGGCGGTGGAGCTAATACCCTTGCCGTTGGTCAGCTCGTGACTGAAATCACCATCGACTGATGCGTTGGCTTGCGCTGCTGTTGCTTTCTGCGCCAGCAGCTCGCGCTGTGCCGGTGGTACCCCAGTTCACGCAAGGCACGATGTCGAGCCATACAGAAACAACCAGCAAGGTGACTGAAACGATCGTCAGTGAGAACTATTCGACCGGCTTTGAATACAGTGCTAGCGGTGTCAACATCACACCAGACGGACCAATCAACCCTGTCTCCAACACAACGGTCAACGGATGGACCTCTTTAGGAGAGCGGCCAAACTGGTCAATCGTCAAACCAGGCGAAGCGTTTCAGTTCGTCGAGAGCTTGAAAGGACCGGGTTTGTCCAACGTGACGACTATCCAGCGCGTCACAGAAATAACAAGCGTCACAGATACGGTTTCATCCTTCTCGGAATAATCGCTGCTGCGCCAGTCAACGCACAAGACGTAGGCGGCATATCAGCAACAGCATCTCCAACAGCTACGTCATCAGGCTCTGTCTCGAACCAAGCCGTACAGATACTTCAGGGTTCTGCGATCACCAACACCTA